GTGCTGTCGCTCTGGCTTTGGGTGATGACATCGGCCACCCGGACGGTGGCCTTGTAGCCCAGCTCCGGGATGGTGCAGTAGGCCACATCCCCGGGGGAGAGCCCTTCGGCATCGATGGTCAACTCAATGGAGCCGGTACGGAGCTGCTCCAGCAGTTTATTCGTGCCCCGGGCCATGAGCCGCTCGAGGTAGGCTTGGCTTTTGGTGGTCTCGCCCTTTTCCTCGTCCGGCTGCACATCCCTGGCATCCACATAGAGCTCCCGCCGGTCGGCTTCGGTGGCATTCGTCAGGCCCACGGTCACGGTGGCCCGGTTCTCGCCCTCACCGGCCCCCTGCACCACGGCGACGTTGGCATAGTCGCTGTCGCCAAAGGCCCACGCGGCCTGCTGCAAGTTGCCCCACTTGGTGGAAAAACGGTTGTTTGGGTCAGCGGTGGGCCGGTAGACCTCGAACAGCAGCTTCTTATCTGCGTTCTTGCCTGCCAGCCGTACCCGGAAGCCCAGGTCGCAGGCCGCGCCGATGGTCATCAGGTAGTCCATGATGCTGCCGCCGGAGGTCTGGGCGGTGTAGGTGGTGTCAAAGCCTACCAGCTCTCCCAGCTCCAGCTTTGGCCATGGCTGCATTGCGCTGACCAGTCTGCGCATGGCCTGCTCCGCGTTCTCGTTCTTCACGATGCTGGTACAGGCCCGCTTGGTGAAGATCCACGTCCCCGGGAAGCCGGTGACCACCAGATTGCTGTCGGTGTTCTCGTTGCTCCGGTGGCAGATGCGCATGGGCACATCGCTGTCACTGCGGCGCAGCCAGCGGCCCTCCCGGAGCAGGGCGAGGTTCTCCTCGGTGGGGCGCACCTCCAGCGTGAACGCTCCCTCCGTGTTGTAGGGCTCGTCCCAGTAAAGGCTCACCCACACCTCCACCCGGCCCAGCCGGGCGAGGGTCAGTTCATCCAAAACGTCCAGCGTCACGAGATCACCTCCGGCAGAATACCGCTCACCATGGGATAGAAGCGCACCGTCACCTGCAGGCTGGTCTCGCCGCTGTCGGCGGTGGCTTTGAGTAAGTTGTCCCCGGGGGCCAGCTCCAGCAGGTCGCTGTCCTCGTCCAGCAGGGCGAAAATGTTCTCCTCCGTGCCGTCCTCTGTCCGCTTGACGGCCAGCTTGTCGGTGGTGGTGCGGTAGATCTCGATGACCTGCCCCGGGGTCAGGGTGGTCAGGATGCGGATGCTCTGGTCGGTGACGATGTTCAGCACGCACGGGTTGACCACCGCACCGTCGCTCTTGAGGGTGGCCGTGAAGGGCACGCTCAGCGCCCCCGGGTTATAGGCATTCAGCCAGCCGACGGAGGTGCGCACGCCGAACCGGTGGGGTGTGCTGTAATTGATGGGCAGCCTGAAGCTGGGCACAAAGCCGTTGATGCAGAAGCTCTGAGCCTGCAAGTTGTACCAGAAGGGTTTCGGGCAGAAGAGCATGAAGGCCAACACCGGGTAGGGGTGGATGCTCTTTGTGTAGGGGGTCTTGGAAAGCACGAAACGGCAGAAGTATTTATCCTCGAAGTACATTGTGCCGCTGGTGAAATAGGGCAGCTTTTCCAGCAGTAATTCCGCATCCACATCGCCGTGGGAGCTGTGGCAGTGGATGATGAGCTCACGGCTCACCCCGGCCACGCTCTGGCGCTCCACGCTCACGCCCACCTGGTTCACGCCCTGCGCGGTCTGCACGTCCACGTCTACGCCATTGATGGGGTCGAGGGAGTAGGGCGTGCCGTAGGCCCACCCGATGTCGAGAGCGGCCCCGGCATCCGTGACCAGCTGCAAATGGTCTTTTCTGAACGGCATCTCGGTGCCCTCCTTTCATCGTTTCTGGGCCTTGGCCCGGTCGGCTTCCCAGCGTGCTTCCCGCTGAAGGTCTGCCGCCGTCTGGGCCTTGCTGTAAATATTTTGGGTGATGTTGGTGTCGCCCTCCCGGTGGTAGTTGTTGGCGGCTGCGGCCACCTGTGCCGTGCCGGAAGCGGCCACACTGCGGGAGATGGCCATGTTGTCCGACAACACCAGAGAATTGGCCTGCCGTACCATCTCGGCCAACTTGCTGTTTGCGGCCAGCAGGGCCTCGGTGTTGGCCTCCACAGCGTCGGTCAGGTCTTTGTCCGGGGTGGGGGCTGTCGGCGTGGTGGAGCCGGTGTTTGCGCCTGTGGTGGTCTTGGTGATGTCGTCCAGACTGCGCTCCACCTTGGTCTGGATGCCGTCCACATAGGTGGTCACGGTCTTGTAGGAGCGCTCCACGCCGTCCACCAGCTTGGTGCCCGCCTCGGTGACGGTCTTGGTCACCCGCTGGGTGATCTTGCCGGTCTCGTCCTGCAGCTTTTCAGTGAGCACTTTGGTGGTCACGGTGCTGCCGTCTGCACCGGTGGTCTTGCTGGTGTCAGTCATGCTCTCGATGACCTTCTGGGAGTTGGTGGAAGCGCCGGAGCTGGGGTTGTTGGCAGCTTCCTGCTGCTTTTTTCGCTCGGCCTGCCGGGCCTTGCGGTCGGCGGCAATTTGGTTGGCAAAGTTCCAGGCTGGATTGCTGATGTAATCCACATGGTCGCCCCAGAGCCACGCCACGGAGTTATACAGGCCGATGAGGCCGTTGATGAGGATGACAAAGCCCTCGATGCCCGCCGCCACGATGCGCATCAGGCCCTCGAAGATGTAGCTCATAAAGTCCTCAACGCCCGCCCAGACATTCTGGAAAGCGTTGGCCACATCCTTGTTTTTGCCGGAGAAGTTCAGCAGGGCACCCACCAGCATCCCGATAAGGGAGATGACGAGCAAAATCGGATTCGCGTCCATGGCCACGTTCAGGGCAGTCTGCCCGGCTGTGGCGCTGGCAGCGGCGGGCACGAACTGCGCCACCAGCCCCATGGCCAGTTGGCTCAGGTTCCCGAACACGCCGGAAAGGGCGCTGCCCAGCTGGTTCAGGGCTCCCAGAGCGATGCTGTTGATCTGCGCCTGCTGTTCCTTGGTGCAGGCCTGCCAGAAGTAGGAAGCGGCCCACAGGCCCAGGCTCTCGAGGTCGCCATCCTTGAGGGCCGTTGCCAGCGTCTCGATGGCCCCCAGCGCATCCGTCTGAATGTCGGCCTGGATTTGCGCCCAGCCCTCGTCCAGCTTGGTGCGGAACTGCTCTGTGATGGTGGCCCCTACGGTGGCAAAATCCGGGCCGTAGTCGTTGAGGGTCTGGGCGATGTTCTGGATGGCTTCCTGTGCGGCAGGTGCACCGGTGTTGATGCCGTTGACAAGGCCCTGCGTGACGTTCTCGCCGATCTCAGTGAACACCTTCGAGGGCGAGTGGATGCCCAGCACGTTCTTGACGGTGCTTACCATGCCGTTGACTTTGCCCTTGACTGTGGACACCAGCGTGTCCCACATCCCGGTGATGCCGTTCAGCAGGCCGGTGACGATGTTCTCGCCGATGTGGCCCCACTCATCCATACTGCCGTCCCACACGCCGGTGAGCTTTGCGATGCAGGCGAGGGCGGCTTCGCCCAGGTTCTCAATGCTGCGGAGAATGCCGTCCACCAGTGTGGTCAGAAGGGCCGCACCACAGTTCAGAAGGTCGGGCAGATGGGAGATCAGCGCGGCAGAGAACTTTGCAATCAATTCCGCTGCTGCTGTGATCAGCTGGGGCAGGTTGTCGGTGATGCCGATGATGAGCTGTTCCAGCAGCTGGATGCCTGCATCGAAGATCTCGTCCTGATGGTCAGCAAGATATTGCACCAGCTTGGTGATGACCTGCGTTGCTGCCGATGCCAGCCCCGGAATCTTCTGAACAACACCTGCGGTCAGATTTTCCAGAATGCCGCTGGCTGCGTCCAGCATGGCCGCCGGGCCGCCCTCATTCAGAGCGCTCGTCAGGGTATTCAGGCAGTCAGTGCCCCAGTTGGCGGCTTCCTTCAGGCCCGGCTCCATGGCCTCGAACAGGTCAATACTCAGGTTCTCTGCCGTTGTCTGGAGGCTTTCCATGCTGTGCTGGAATGTGTCCGTCATGGTCTGGTAGGCGGTGTCGGTTGCTCCGGCACTGTCCACCATCTGGGCCAGCACGCCGTTGAATTTGTCCGCGCCGCCCGATGCCAGCGAAAGAGCGCCGGTTCCGGCCTCCACGCTGGACCATAGCCCGGCAAAGGCGGTGCTGTCACCACCCACACTGTCGTAGAGGATCTGCAGCACATCGCCCAGGCTCTTGCCGTCAGCACTCAGCTGGGCAAAGCTCTTGCCGGTCTGCTGCTGTAAAATCTTGCCTACGGTCGAACCGGTGTCGCCCAGCTCGTTCAGCATGGATTTTGTGTAAGTTGTCGCCTCGGCAGTGGCGATACCGTTGGCGGTCATCACGGCCAGACCACTGGACAGGTTTTCTACGCTGACGTTGTAAGCAGCAGCCAGCGGGATGACACGGCCCATGCTGGACGAAAGTTCGTCCACGCTGGTTTTGCCCAGGTTCTGGGTGGTCAGCAGCACATCCGAAACATGGGTCGCCTGGTCGGCGCTCAAGCCGTAGGCGTTCAGGGCAGTGGTCAGGATATCCACGGCGGAGGTCGTGGAGGTAAAACCGGCGGTTGCCAGTTTCGCTGCCTGGCCTGCAAATTCCACAGCGTTGGCCGTGTCCTGCCCGGCGCTGATGGCCTGGTAGGTAGCCTCGGCAATATCCGTGGCCGCAATGCCCATAGTGTTGGACATGTCCGTGATCTGACTGCCCAGCTTCTGGATCGAAAGATTGCCAAGATCGGCGATGGTCCCGACTTTGGCAAGCGATGTCTCGTAGACGGAGCCGTTCCGGATCGCGCTCTGGGCAAGATTCGTCAGCTGGCTGCTGGCCGTCTTTACCAGGTCTGCTATCAGCGTTCCGGCGGCGACGGTCATGCTGCTGACACCCTGCGTGAAGCCGCTGGTGTCCAACTTGGTGTTGCCGGTAACGCTAAAATCAAATGCCACTGTGTCCACCTCTCATTCGGAGCGCGGGCACAGGGGCACAGGCTGCTATAACTTGATTTCTACCTCCCGCTTACATGCGGGGTTTTTGCATTTTACCCACAAACCGTGGGCGTAGGCCTCGGGAGCCGCCCACACGGGCAGCGCTCTGCCGCAGAAGGGGCAGGGCACCGGGGCGCGGGAATCAACCGAAGCGGTCGAGGAAAGCGTCCTCGTGCTCTTGCAGGGATTCGTTCCGCCTCACCCCCTTCAGCCCATCCGGCAGGGCGAAGCGCTCTTTCAGGGTCTCGTAGTAGTCCCGGTCGGCCCTGTCCATACCGGAGGTGTCCTTGCCCCGGATCTCCACGATCTTGCCCAGCGGCGTTTCCGGCGGCAGGGCGTGCAGCAGTGCTTTGAAGCGCCACCAGTGCACCTTGTCGGCGGTCAGGTCGATGCCGTAGGCCTGCTGAAAGGCCCCCACGATGTAGTCGGCATCGCACCGGTAGTCCAGCACAGGCTCGTCCTGTGGGTCGCTGCTGCTGCCAGTCCCGGTGCGCTCCTCCTCCTCGGGGCCACCGCCCTGGCAGAAACGCACCAGAGATTCAAAGGCCTCCGGGTATTGCGCCACCGGGATCGGCTCCACAAAGAAGAGCGGGATGGCCGATGCGATCAGCCGGGCGCTGTCCTCGTCGGTCTTAACACGGCGGGTGCGGATCAGCAGCCAGACCATGGGCCGGAAGTCCCAGTTAATGGCGCGGCCCTCCCACTCAGTGGGCAGGGCATCCGTCAGCAGGTCATGCATTGTCCAGTGCCTCAAGCTCTGCCTTCAGCTGGGCACGGCGGGCGGCCTTTGCCGCTTCCTGTGCCCGGAAATCCACCACTGCGGGATGTGCCTTGACTGCGGCCCGACGCTGCTCACGGTTCATGGGGGCAGGGATGGCCTGTGCTGCCGAAACCTGCGCCCGCTCCTCGGCGGGGTGGATCAGCGCGCTGGCACTGGCCTTTTCTGCGGCCATAGCCTCGGCAAAGACCTTGCTGACCGTCAGGCAGGCGTTGAAGTTATTGCCGTCCAGTCCCAGTTTCTCAGAAGCACCCTCGCCCAGAACCTCGTCCAGGTAGTCCATAAAGATGCGGCACTGGAAGCGCAGCCAGGCAGGGTAATCATTCTCGGGGGTGTAGCGGCTGCCCTCCGTCCGAGCACGTTCCTGCTGCCGGGTCTGTGCGGCCAGCATCCGATCCACGTCGTTGGCGTTCAGGGTGGAAAAATCAAATTCAATGCCGTTGATGATCATGGGAAATCCTCCTGTTACAAAAAGAGCCCCCGTCCGCCGGGGAACGAGGGCTGTGTGGTGTTGTTATCAGACCTTGGCGGCCTTGGTGGGCAGCGTGTCGGCCTGAGTCAGGGTCAGGTAGTTGAACTCAGCCGGAACGCCAACACCCTTCACATCGCAGGCAAAGCCTGCGGAGTTGCTGGCGGAGCCGCTGGTATCGGCAGTGACAATGAAAGCGGCTTCGCCCTTCTCGCCCTTGCCGGTCTTTGCGCTGAAGTAGATATAGGGGAAAACCACCGCAGTGCCGGAGCCGAACTTGACCTTGTGGGAGAGCAGGAAATCCTGCGCGGGGTCGCCCACGCAGCGGTTGCCGTTCAGGGAGAAGGTGCGCTGGGTCTCACCCTTCTCGGTGACAGTGCCTGCGCGGATATAGGCCACGTCCTCGGTGGAAGCGTTCAGGGCACCGGAGTGCTCCTTGACACGCTCTGCAAACACGATCCAGTCGCTCTCCTTGGTCTGGGTGGAGGCATCGGTCTGGATTGCAAAGATGAAATCATCGGCCTTTTCGGTGCCGGTGTAGTCCGCGCTGGGCACGATGCCCTTCTTGGTCTTGAGCGCGGTCAGGGTTTCGGAAACAGTCATAGGATGGTCTCCTTTCAAAGTTTGGGTTGATAGTAGACGAGCCGGAGCTGCATCTGCATTTTGCAGCTTCCGGAGCCGTCGGTGACGATGTAGCCGGTGGAGGTGACTTCAATGCTCTGGGCTTCCTTGCCGTGTCCGCATTTGCTCAGATCAGGCAGGATGCCGCAGTCATTTTGTTCCATTACCCAGTCGGCCAGCTGTTCAAAGAAGCCGCTGTTCTCAATGGTGAGCACATCGGTCTCCCCGAACTCCCTTCGGGACAGGAAGAGGTAGTTCTTCGCCAGATCCCGCCCGGAGATGTAACTCTCCACAATGGGGTCGGTGGGGCTGTCCTCAATGGAAAAAGCGGTGGCTTCCTCTTCCAGCCCGGCAATGCGGAAGGCCGCACCGGTGGCATCCTGCTCCTCAGCGATGAGTGGACAGGTCTTGAGCCAGTCCCGCAGGGCCGTAATGGACGCTTTGGGCATTACGTTCCACCTCCCAGCTCTCTTTGGGCAGCGTTTTTGGCGAACTGGACCAGTTCGTCTTTGTGGTCAGCAATGGCCCGCTGGCCCCAGTAGGAGCCGCGCAGGTGGTTCTCCCCATGCAGACCCTGCCCCTGCGTGTGCAGGTAATACTGCCGCCGGGCATACGGGGTGTTATAGACCAGCTTGCCGCCTTTGAAGTCGGATGCCTGGTTGACGCTGTTCTTCAGCGTGCCGGTGTCGAAGGGTACATAAGGGTCCACAGCTTTGGCAACTTGCTGTGAGAACGCATACTGGACCTTCTGGAAGCCTTTGTCCATTTCGGCCTGAAAGCCGGGCCGGAACCTGAGCTTCAGGTCAATAACGGGTGCACTCATTTCCTCAGCTCCCCTCTACATGAAAATGCGGCAGCAGCGGTTCCCGATTGTCGGAGACCGCCGCCACCGTGCAGCAGATGTGTGTTTTCTCGAGGGCGGCATACTCGGCCTCGGTCAGGCTGCGGACAGCGCCGCAGATGAGCTTGCCGCCCCGCTTGAGCGTCCAGTGTGCGGCCTTTTCCCCGGGCGGGAGCTTTGCCCACTGGAAATAGGGCAGATACCCGGCGGCAGGGGGTAGCCGGATGTGCACCGTCCGCTGGGGGTCGCCGCCGGAGGTGTCCAGCTTCTCCCGCCAGCTGCTCCCCGGGATGACGTGGCAGACAGGCCGGTCGATCTCGGTGGCGGTGTCGTGGATGAGGTTCACCACAGTTACGCTGCACTGCATCAGAAACACCCCCGATACAGCAGGCCGTGGGGGTCGTGCCCCAGGCAGCCGGAAAGAATGCTATACGCTTCGGCGGCCTGCTTTTCGGCCAGTGCTCCGTCGGAGAACGTCACGGCAAAGCCGTCGTTGTTGACGCTGGTCACGCCCGGCGCATAGCCGGTGGCAGCGCGTGCCGCTTC